GTGGAATAAACTGTCTGTAACTGAAAAAGAAATCGGCGGGATACCGAACTCTAGCGAAGATATGAAACAAGCGCACGCTGCGGCTATTGAAATGTATGTTGATAAATATGTAGGTCAGCAAGAAGACGGGACATATGGCAGCATGTATTTTAATAATACATTGAACGATTGGTCTAAATTTAATATTAATAACCGTACTAAATACGATGCTTCTATTAGTTCGGGTTTAGCTATTATGGCTTGCAATAAAGATTTATACAGACCTGTTGGTAAATTAGAAAGAACAAAACTTAATCTCCATATTGCAAAATACAAGCAAGACGGATATATTTCAGAAATAATAAAATAACATATGGCTCAGTCAGTTGTAAATAGCGCATTCCCAAGTCAAGTCGCAAGCGACCTGGAAAAGGTTTCTTACGAATATGGGCTTAAGGTTGCTAGAGCTATTCAAAACGAATGGTTTTCTAGTAATTCAGGGACGGCCCGCTTTAGAAGCAACCAAAATACATTCCACAATCTGCGGCTATATGCTAGAGGAGAGCAGAGCATACAAAAATATAAAGACGAGCTATCTACTAATGGAGACTTGTCTTATTTGAATTTAGACTGGAAGCCTGTACCTATTTTATCTAAGTTTGTAGATATTGTGGTTAACGGCATTGCAGATCGCTCTTTTGACATTAAAGCATATTCTCAAGACCCATATGGCGTAAATAAAAGATATGCTTATCTGGAGTCAATAATAAGAGACTTGCAGACAAAAGAAATTAGCGATTTTGCGCGTGAAAATTTTGGTATTAATCTTTACGAAAATGATCCTGCTTCTTTGCCTGAGTCAAAAGAAGAGCTTGAATTACACATGCAGCTTTCTTACAAACAAGGTGTTGAGATGGCTGAAGAGATAGCTATTAACACTTTGCTTGATGGCAATAATTATGATTTAACAAAACGCCGTTTATATTACGACCTTACTACACTTGGTATTGCGTCGGTAAAAAACAGATTTTCAGAATCAGAAGGTGTTGTAGTTGAATATGTTGATCCTGCTAATTTGGTTTATTCATATACAGAGTCACCATACTTTGATGATATTTACTATGTAGGGGAGGTAAAGTACGTTCCTGTTAATGAGTTAAAGAAGCAATTCCCAAGCTTAACAGACGATGAGCTAGAAAAAATACAAGGGCAGAGCAGCAGAAACTTTAGAAAGAACTACGATTTAGATTCAATCGGAGCTGATCAAAGAGACAATAATACCGTTCAGGTTTTATATTTTAATTATAAAACATACATGAATGAGGTATATAAAGTTAAAGAAACAGCGACAGGCGCAAACAAGGTTATTATTAGGGACGACCAATTTAATCCTCCTGCTGATTCTACAGAATTTAGCAAAATAAGCCGATCTTTAGAAGTATTGTACGAGGGAGTGCATATTGTTGGTACAGATATACTTCTTAAATGGGAGATGGCTAAAAATATGATGCGTCCTAAAAGCGACTATGCTAAAGTTAAAATGAACTATAGTATTGTTGCCCCAAGAATGTATAAAGGCCGCATTGAATCTATTGTAAGCCGATGCACCGGCTTTGCGGATATGGTTCAGATTACACACCTAAAACTACAGCAAGTCCTAAGTAAAATGATGCCTGATGGTGTTTACATGGACGCCGATGGTCTTGCTGAGATTGATTTAGGCAATGGCACAAACTATAATCCGCAAGAAGCACTTAATATGTTCTTCCAAACGGGTTCTGTTATTGGGCGTTCGTTTACTAGCGAAGGCGACATGAACCCTGGAAAAGTGCCAATCCAACCATTGCAAACCGGAGCGGGCGGTCAAAAACTACAAACACTTATTCAGACATATAATTATTACTTGCAAATGATTCGTGATGTCACGGGTCTAAATGAAGCTCGTGATGGGTCTATGCCTGACTCAAGAACTTTGGTGGGTGTTCAAAAGCTTGCGGCTGCAAATTCAAATACAGCCACACGTCATATTCTTGATGCGGGGCTGTTCTTAACAGCGGAAACTGCAGAATGTTTATCTTTGCGTATTTCTGATATTATTGAATACCACCCCGCAGCAGAGGCGTTTATACAAAAAATAGGTGGGCATAATGTTGGCATTTTAAATGAGCTAACTGAATTGCATTTGCATGACTTTGGTATTTCATTAACATTAACGCCAGACGAAGAAGAAAAGCAGTTATTAGAAAACAATATTCAAACAGCCCTTTCTGCTGGATTAATTGATTTAGCCGACGCTATTGATATACGGGAAGTTAAAAATCTTAAGCAAGCTAATCAGCTTCTTAAACTTCGTCGCCGGAAAAAACAAGAGCGCGATCAAGCGATGCAGCAACAAAATATGCAGGCTCAGGCACAGGCAAATGCTCAAGCTCAGCAGGTTGCAGCACAAGTTGAAATGCAAAAAGAACAAGTGGCGCTACAAACAAAATCGCAGCTAGAGCAATTAAAAGGGCAGATTGAGCAGCAGAGAATGCAAGTTGAGGTTGCGGCTAAGAAAGAACTTATGGCGCTAGAATTCCAATACAATATGCAGCTTAAGGGTATTGAAGTCGACGGTCAAAAAGCTAAAGAATCTGCAAAAGAAGATCGCAAAGACGAAAGAACAAAAATGCAAGCTTCACAGCAAAGCCAATTAATTGAGCAGCGTCAGAAGCAGACGGGTCCAAAATCCTTTGAATCAGGTGGGAACGATATTATGGGCGGTGGTTTCGGTTTAGGAACCTTTGAACCTAAGTAATAATAACAATAACAATTATATAGTATTTTATCATGAGTGAAGAAATTCAAGAAGAGCAGCCGAAATATGCTTCGGTTGCCGAAGATGGAACAATTAAAGTAGATTTAAGAGCAGATGCCATTCCAGAGCAAAGCGCAGATGAGGTTTCTGTACGCGACGAATCCGCAACTAGCGAAGAAATACCAGTTGAAGACGTCGGAGAAACAAATGCAGAACCTTCCGGAGAAAGCGACAGCATTCAAAATGAAGAGCCCGTTTCTAATGGGCAGCAAGAAGCACTAGAGGAAGAGCCTGTATTACAGGAAATTACCGACGAAGAGGTTGAAATAGCCGCAAACCAGCTCGATGAACAAATCGAGGAAGCTGTTTTAGAGCAAGAAAAAACTGGCATTGAATTGCCAGAAAATATTCAAAAGGTCGTTGACTTTATGAACGACACAGGCGGGTCGCTTGAAGACTATGTGCGGCTCAATACTGATTATGCATCGTTAAATGAGAATCAGTTATTGCGTGAATATTATGAGCAAACTAATCCTCATCTTGACAAGGAAGATATTGACTTCATGATTGAAGATAGGTTTTCTTTTGATGAAGATTTAGACGACGAAATAGAAGTACGTCGTAAAAAGCTAGAGCGCAAACAAGCATTGGCAAATGCTAAAAGCCATTTAGACGGTCTTAAGTCTAAATACTACGATGAAATTAAAATGGGATCTCGTTTAAATCCCGAACAGCAAAAAGCAGTTGAATTTTTCAACCGCTATAATAAAGAAAGTGAAGAAGCAGCTAAAATTGCTGAACGACAAACTAGCCGATTTAAGCTTGAAAGTGATAAAGTATTCAATGATAAATTCGAGGGATTCGATTATAATGTTGGAGATAAAAAATATCGCTTCAAAATTAAAAACGCTAGTGAGGTTAAACAAACCCAAAGCGACATCAATAATTTTGTTAAGAAGTTCTTAAACGAAAATAATGAATTGTCAGATGCTAAAGGTTACCATAAATCTCTTTTCACCGCAATGAATGCTGATCAAGTAGCACAACACTTTTATGAGCAAGGCAAGGCTGACGCTCTTAAAACTAGTGTGGCTAATTCAAAGAATGTTGATATGGGCCCGAGAGGGGTGCATGAAAAAACAACAACTTCGAACGGCTGGACTGTGCGTGCGATACAAGACGGCGAAAGCTCTTCTAAACTTAAGGTTAAATTTAGAAAATAATCCATTTAAAACAAATTAAAAAATGGCTTTTAACAATTCAGGTGCCTTCGGGGCACATTTGACTCCGCGTCCTGTTAAAGGATTGTTTGCGGATAATTACATTAACTTCCAGGACCCAAGCTTCCAACAGTGGAGCCAACAGTTCCTTCCTGAAGTTTACGAAAAAGAAGTTGAGCGTTACGGTAACCGTACAGTTTCTGGCTTCTTACGCATGGTGGGTGCAGAAATGCCTATGTCTTCTGACCAAGTTATTTGGCAAGAGCAGGGCCGTTTGCACATCGCTTATGAAGAAGTGCCTGTGGCTAACGCTACTACTTTGACTTTGCCTGCTAACCACTTGTTGGGCGTAGGTATGACTATTGTTATTAACGACGATGCGGTTGGTGTTAAGAAAACAAACAAAGCTCGCGTTTCAGCGGTAAATGGTACAGCTGTAACTATCGAGGTTTACGACAACGCTAACGCTCAGCTAGACCCAGCGATGGTCGGCCCAGTTACTGTATTTGTTTACGGTTCTGAATACGGCAAGGGTTCTTCAGGTGTTGGTAACTCTATCGACGCTTCTTTCACAACTTTTGCCAACAAACCAATTATCTTGCGTGACAAGTACCGTGTAAGCGGTTCTGACGTTGCTCAAATTGGCTGGGTTGAAGTTACTTCTGAAGCCGGTACAGGCGGTTACTTATGGTACTTGAAGTCTGAGCACGAGTCTCGTCTACGTTTCGAGGACTACTTGGAAATGTCAATGATTGAAGCTGAAAAAGCCGCAGGTACTATGTCGGTAGACGGTACTGAAGGTTTGTTCGCAGCTATCGAGTCTCGCGGTTTGGTATACAACGACCAAGCTTTCGGAACTGCCGGTTTGACAGACTTCGACGCTATCTTGCAAGAACTAGACAAGCAAGGTGCTATTGAAGAGAACATGTTGTTCTTGGATCGCGCAACTTCTTTGGGTATGGATAACATGCTAGCTGCTCAGAACTCTTACGGTGCTGGTGGTACTTCTTACGGTGTGTTTGACAACTCTGAAGATATGGCATTGAACCTAGGATTCTCTGGTTTCCGTCGTGGTTCTTACGACTTCTACAAGACTGACTGGAAATACTTGAACGACTCAACTACTCGCGGATCTATCGGTGATATTGAAGGTGTTCTTGTTCCTGCTGGTACTTCTACTGTATACGATCAAGTTCTAGGTAAGAATATTGCACGTCCTTTCTTGCACATTCGTTACCGCGCTTCTGAAGCAGACGATCGTCGCATGAAGTCTTGGATCACAGGTTCTGTTGGTGGTAACTACACTAGCGACGCTGATGAAATGAATGTACACTTCCTTTCTGAGCGTGCACTTTGTGTTCAAGCGGCTAACAACTTCGTATTGTTGAAGAAAACTCTTTAATAATTAGTTTTCAATAATATTACCCTCGTCCTTGTGACGGGGGTAATTATTACCTTTATTTAATTTTATTATATCATGGCAGAAGCTAAAAAAACAACAAAAAAGGCAGCAGCGCCTAAAGCTGCAGCGGTAGAAACTCCCGTGGCTGTAAAAGAAGCCCCAAAAGCTCCGGTAGATACGTGGGTTATGAAAGACCGCTTATACGAACTAACAAGCAACCGTAAACCGCTTGTATTTACATTGCCTTCAAGGCATACGGAAGTTAAACCGCTATTGTGGTTTGACGAAGAAAAAGGATACAATCGCGAACTGCGCTATGCAACAAACCAACGCTCATGCTTTGTCGACGAACAAGATGGCAATGCAACATTAGGGCGGATTGTGTTTAGAAATGGCGTTTTAGCAGTACCTAAAGAAAACATAGTATTACAAAAACTTCTTTCTTTATACCACCCATTTACCACTAATGGTGTTATTAAAGAGTATGCGCCAGAACAAATTGCAGTAAATGAAGTTCAAATGATTGAGGCTGAATTGGAAGCTATGAATTTAGCACGTGACCTTGATGTTGAAGAATTGGAAGCAATTATGCGCGCTGAGGTTGGATCTGAGGTATCTAACATGTCTTCTAAGGAGCTTAAACGAGATGCATTAGTATTTGCACGTAGAAATCCTATTTTGTTCTTAGAACTTGCGAATGACGATAATATTCATTTGCGCAACATTGGGATTAAGGCTGTGGAAATGGGAATTATCCGATTGTCTCAAGACCAACGAACATTTACATACGGAGAGGGCAACCGAAAATTAATGACGGTGCCATTCGACGAGCATCCATATTCCGCACTAGCGGCATTCTTCAAGACTGACGAAGGTATGGAAGTTTTGAATGCTATTCAAAAACGACTATAGTCAAGATTAATAGTTAGGCTGCATGAAAATGTGGCCTAACTTTTTATATAACAAAAACAATTATGGTAAGTATAGATACTGTTTATCAACGTGTGCTGGCAATCCTCAATAAAGAACAAAGAGGATATGTGCCTCCAATAGAGTTTAACTTGTTCGCAAATCAAGCACAAATGGATTTGTTCGAACAATACTTCTATGATATTAATCAATTCGGCAGATTGCACGGCAATGATACAGAGTATTCTGACATGCTTAATCTCCTAAATGAAAAGATTAACATCTTTGAAAAGACGGCTGCAATGACGTATAATGGTACGCATTGGCAAGCGCCTTCGGATTTGTATCGTATTGGAAGTTTGCTATACAACGATACCGAAGTTGAGCGCATTAACGCCAACGAATACCGATATATTGCAGCTTCGCCACTCGCGGCACCAAAGGACGCCCGCCCAGTGTTTGTAGCAAACAGCGACGGATATAAGGTATATGGTGATTCTGAATTAACTACAGGAGTATCGTGTAATTATATTAAGGTGCCCGCAACAGTCGAGTGGGCTTATAATGACGTATTCGGATCAGCAGAATACGACGCTACAAATACAACCAATTTTGAGCTGCATCAATCTGAAGAAACTGAATTAGTCTTTAAAATACTAGAACTAGCGGGTCTCGCTATTAAAGATACAGGTGTTTACCAGGCGGCAATGCAGATGGAAATGCAGAATACACAACAAGAAAAATCTTAATAAATGGGTCTAATCAATACATCAAACGAGAGCTATTACAATGGCCCCGATGGTATACTAAATAGTGGGGATGAAAACTATGGCAGTTACCAGTTTACCAGCATAAAAGATATTATCAATAACTTTATCGTTGCCTATGTAGGCGAAGATAAGATTATTAGCAAAGTAAAACGCACGGATGTAGCGTTCCACGCCCAGCGTGCATTGCAGGAATTTTCATTTGATATTTTGCCATCACAAAAATCAATTGAACTTGAGCTTGGCCCTACACTAGAGTTTTACCTACCGCAAGATTATGTGAATTATATAAGATTTTCTTGGATTGATACAAACGGTATTGAACGTATTATATACCCAACAAGAAACGTAAATGATTATAAGCCCGCATTGCAGGCTAATGATTATAAATATTTATATGATCAAACGGGCGAAATACTTTATGCAAAAGAATCGGAGTCTTCAAAGCGTTATAAAGAAACAAAAAGTGCGGGATACCCAGAAGGTTTAAATGAGCTTTCTACCGATCAAATATTTAATATGTACCGCTATGGGCGTCGTTACGGCTTGTCCCCGGAAGAAGCACAAGCCAATGGTAATTTTTACATTAATCCATATAAGGGAATTGTACACTTTAGTTCGAATATTGCAGGTAAAGTTATAAGCCTAAGCTACATTAGCGATGGTCTTGCATACGACGAAGATATGATAGTGCACAAATTTGCTGAAGAGGCTATTTATAAATATATTGCTCACGCTATTCTTGCGTCACGAGCTAATACACCTGAATACCAAATCGCGCGCTTTAAAAAAGAAATGGCGGCAGCAAAGCGTAACGCTAAGCTACGTTTGTCAAATCTTAAAATAGGGGAACTTGCGCAAGTAATGAGAAATCAATCTAAGGTGATTAAACACTAATACATATGGCTAAACTAAAGCACACTTTTGTGCGCGGCCGAATGAATAAAGACATTGATGAAAGAATGTTGCCAAACGGAGAGTACAGAGATGCACTCAATATTCAGGTAGCAACTTCTGAGGGGTCTAACGTCGGGGCGATTGAGAATATACTGGGTAACACCAAGAAAAATATAAAAACAGGAACTACAGAATGGGCCAGTGGTTTTGGTTTAACTAATCCTGTATGTATTGGTCATATTAGAGACCCCAGATTAGAACGTATATACTGGTTTATAACAAGTGATACAATAGACGCTATTTTAGAATATGATCAAAGTCTAGATATTGTTTCCCCTGTACTTGTAGACGCTAATGGCGTATTAAACTTTAGTGCAACCAATTTGATTACGGGCGTAAACATTATAGAAAATTTGCTTGCGTGGACAGATGATCTCAATGAGCCTAAAATTTTAGAAATAGAAAAATTTAAAGCAGGGTCGGCGCAACCGGGCACCACGCTTTCTACACATACTTCTGTGTATGGCAGATCATTTATAGAGTCAGATATTACGGTTATAAAATTAAAGCCAATTACCGCACCAACTTATGTTGCAAGTGAAACCATTAGAGGCGGGTTTGGTACGGGGTTTAGCCCGGTTGAGGTATCTTATAATTTTACAGAATCTACCCAAAATTTCGGCCAGGTGCCTCTTGAAACAGGAGCAAGCGTTACCTTTACTACGTCTCAAGTGGCAAACTGGCAGGTGGGAGATACCATTTTGCTTACCACAGAAAGAGTAACAACGGAAACTTCTTTTGACGAGTACAGAGTAAGAATACTTATAACACAAATAAACTTTTCCAGTGTAACCGGCTCTATTGTTTCGCTTAGCGCTGATATAGACGACGCTGAATATACGTGGGATGCGGTTCTTGAAGAAGACGATCCTATGTTCAATCTTTTGTTTCCTAGATTTGCATATAGATGGAAATACGCTGAAAACGAATATTCTCCATATTCTCCGTTTACACAAGCTGTATTTGTTCCGAGCACGTACAAATTTACAGGCAAGGACGGCTACAATACGGGCATGGAAAACAATCTTAGAAAACTTACCCTAAGCGGCTTTGACACTCCACCCGCAAATGTAGCTAAGTTAGAGATATTGTATAAAGATTCATCTGAAAACAATATATATAAAGTTGATGAGGTTGACCCAACTACAACACAATATGAAATTACTTCCGAGCTCATATACGGCGTTATAGACTCTAACCAGCTTATTAGACCATACGACGATGTTCCAAGAAAGGCAAAAGCACAAGAAGTTGTTGGCAATCGCTTAGTGTACGGAAATTATTTGCATAATTTTGACGTGCCGGGTAATACACAATTAGGGCTTGAGGTGCAATCAAGAAATATATCAGAAGTAAACGAGCCGGAGCGGTCTTTAAAATCAATGCGCACCTACCAAATAGGCGTGGTATATATGGATGCTTATGGGCGTGAAACACCTGTATTTACTAATGATACAGCGACTATACATGTGCCAAAGAAAAACGCCCCTACCGTAAACAATATTGAAATAACGGCATTGCAGTCCGCACCGTCATGGGCCACGCATTTTAAATACCATATAAAAGATATATCAAACGAGTATTATAATTTTAGCATAGATCGGTATTATTACGAAGACGACGATAATATATGGCTATCCGTACCTTCCAATGAGCGAAATAAGGTTATGGAAAATGACCATATTATATTAAAAAAGCAACACGGCACAGATGTACCCGTCACGGAAAAGGCTAAGTATAAAATACTAGATATTAGCAACGAGGCACCTGACGCGGTAGCTAAAAAGAAAAAATTTGTAAGCACAGCTGCAGTATCACTACAGACAAGTACGACGTTTTTAGACCACATAGAAATAAACTCTGGGCGGAGTAAATTTAATTTTCATGGACCGCGTAATTTTTCTACTGACGGAGATTCTACATTTTTTGAGGCGTGGAATAATGCTTCCGATCTTTATATAAAATTTAGTGTTGGTGCTAATGAAACTAAGTTTTATAAAGTTATATCAGGTGGCCCGGTTGGAAACGAGACCATTAATAATGTTGCATATACAGTATATAGGGTTGAAATTGACGAGAAACTCGAGGAAACATTCTTAGATGCAAATGTTATTGATTTTTTCGCTACATTATACGAAGAAAAAAGGATTATTAAAGAAGAGTACGAGGGCCGCTTTTTTATAAAAATAAGCAGGGATTCTATGCTTGATGATAATGTAATATTTTCTTCAACCAGTAATCCAGATAATTATTATATAGCGACTACACAAATTCCACTTGACCATAGCCAGGGCGGTATTACTCCATATGGTGAAATTTTGTATGCTCCAGGGGCGGTGATTTCATCCCCTGAATTAGCATTTGGGTGGTATGAACACAATCAAGCAACACAATATGCCTTCTTGGGGCCGCCGGTTCTAGGTAGTGCAAAAATTGGATTTGCAGCCGTTTATACCGGTACTTACGGAAACGCCGCTGACTTTGTTTCAAAAATAGCCCCAGGCGCTGTTGTACGATTCCAAGAAACTGCTGCTGATCCGTCTATTAGCCTTGCATTTGCATCAAAGCTATATATTATAAAAAGTGTAAACTTTAGCGTGCATTCGCCACGTGGTACAGAAAACCCTGCACAAACATTGCATACATGGGAAATTGAGCTTACCGAGCCGGTAACAGAATCTTTTGGCGGTACGTTCCAAGGCTATGCTTATATGTCTATAATGGAGCGATCGCGCATATTAGGTATAGACTTTGACGGCGATAGCGAAATTGATTTTACAGAAAATCCAGCTGTATTTGAAACGGAACCTAAAGATAACATTGATTTAGAGTTGTATTACGAAGCAACCAATGCTATAGATGTTGCTAACCTTAGAACGCCGATTACTCTTGGTTATTTTAATTGTTTTACATTCGGCAATGGCGTTGAATCCGACCGCGTTCGAGATGATTTTAACGCTAAGCGCATAACAAAGGGTGTTAAGGTATCTTCTATAATTAATGAAGAATCAAAAGAGGAAAGGCGTGGCAGCGGACTAATTTATAGCGGATTATTTAATAGCACGTCTGGCGTTAATGAGCTTAATCAGTTTATAGCGGGGCTAAAAATAACAAAAGATCTCGACCCTTCTTATGGTACAATTCAAAAGTTGCATACCCGCGATACAAATCTTATTGCATTAGCTGAGGATAAAGTATATAGAATTTACGCAGATAAAGATGCTTTGTACAATGCCGACGGTAATGCAAATCTGCTGTCAACTAATCGCGTACTTGGAGAAGCGTCAACATTCGCGGGCGAGTTTGGTATATCTAAAAATCCGGAATCATTTGCAACATATGGATTTAGAGCTTACTTTACAGACAAAGCAAGGGGCGCTGTCCTAAGGCTATCTAACGACGGCCTTACTGAAATATCTGAAAAAGGTATGGCTGATTTCTTTGTCGATGCATTTGCGTCTAATGCAACACCTGTTATAGGCAGCTTTGATGAAAGCACATCGTCATATAATATTAAGCTTAACGATGAAAGCCTTTCATTTAAAGAGCGGGTCGATGGCTGGCCTACAAGATTAAGTTTTGAGCCGGAAGCGGCAGTTTCGTTAAATAATGAATACTACACATTTAAAAATGGCGAGATTTGGGAACATTCAAATCAAACTAGAAATAGGTTTTACGGCGTGCAATACCCTTCATCTGTAACAACTATTTTCAATGATTCTCCTTCTAGCATTAAAAACTTTAAAACACTTTCTTATGAAGGTACGCCGCATTGGGCAGCTGACGTTAGCACGGACAAACAAAATGGCAGCATAACCAATTGGAGAAACAATGAAGGAATTTATTACAACTTTATTAAAGGCGAAAATTTGTCTTTGGCTGTAGTAAATGGTCAATTAAACTCAAAAGATTTTTCAGTCCAAGGCATTGGAGAAATTACAGCAATTACGCCGGGCATTCCGTACAATATAGAGGTTGGTGGTGATATAAATACGTCGTTGAGTGTTAACGATACGCTGTATATTAAACGCGGGACTGGCGTTTTAGCCGCTGGGCCTGTATTAGACACTGTAATTAATCGGGTAACATTTACAGATTCCGGTGTGGCACCACAGGTTGGGGAGTATGCGTTCTTTTTAAAGAGTAATGCTATTAATACATCGGGACTACTTGGGTACTATGCAAATATAACATTTACAAACTCAAGCACAGACTTTGCGGAGCTGTTCGCTGTCAACTCTGAAGTATTTATCAGTAGCGAATAATACGTAATAATAAACTATAAACTAATTAACTATGATTGGAGATATTCTTGCCGGTGGTGTGCAGCTCATCGGCTCTACAATCGGCCGTAAAGATCGGCTAGCCAAGAGAGACGACGCACAAGCCGCGTACGACCGATCATTATCTTCGTATTTTGGGCAAGATACGTCTAATATATATGCCAACATGGAAAACACCATGGAGGACCTTACCGTTAACCAGCAGGCGGCTCAATTTACTGCGCAACAGCAAGCCCAAGGAATGGCTAATACAATGGACGCGCTACGTCAAAGCGCGGGTGGTTCAGGCATAGCTGCATTGGCGCAATCTATTGCTAATCAACAATCACAAAACGCGCAAGCAGCATCGGCAAGTATAGGGCAACAAGAAGCGACTAATCAAAGAGCAGCAGCGGGAATGGCTGGTCAAATACAAAATCAAAGGCTTGCAGGCGAGGCGCAGTCTAGAGCATTGCGCTCTCAATTGCTTGGCGAGCAATTCCAAATTGACGCAGGACAATTAGCTACAAGCGAAGCTGCTATTCAGGAAGCTAAAATGGCCGGAATGCAAGGCGCAGCAAGATTAGCTGGGGGTGTTGGAAATTTAGCTACAACAGCTTTGGGTGGCTATAGCGGCGATAATGGACTTTTGGTAGCGCTTCAGCAGGGATTATATCAACAAAATAAAGCATAATGGCAAGCGGTGTAGTAGAAGCGGCAAATAAAGTTGCTGAAGTTCAAAATAGGTTTATAGATTACACGGCGCCTTTCGGCCAGCAGGTTGATAAAATGAAGGCTGAAAAAGCGGCTGCTAGAAAAGCTAAACAAGATGCTAATTCAAAACATCTTGCTGAAGCTAATAAATATTTTAGCAAGCTAAAAAATATAGACTATTCGGATTATTCTAATGAAGAAAGAAAAATTCTTAAAGAATGGAGCGATAAAAAGCGCTTTCGCATGTGGGAATTAAGCAACGCGTATGCTAGCTATACCAATAAAGGTTCTGCTGAGGCGCGGGCAATTGATGATGAAATGACCGACATCGCGAATGATTTTGCAAACGTTAGTGCTCAACATGACTCTCGCTTAGATTTAAAAAAGCAATACAATATTGATATTAAAGGTGGTGAGTTTGGAAGCGATATTCTTAGTCTTGCCCCGCAAAATGCCACAGCGATTGACAATACATCAATGGTTGCCATGCAAAACTTTACAAGCTTAGACGACGATGGCAATATGGGCTGGGAC